ATTGCGACGGCAAGCAGCTAGGAAAGCCCTTGCACGATCGTACCAAGGGGCCGAACCATCTAGGGTCAGCAGCAACAAGAATCCGAAAAACCTACCAGCTGACCAAGAATTGATGGGGCCATTCGGGGCCGATAAGCTTCGGGCATGGGCAAGGCTTTTGGTTCGAGATAATGCTTACGCTTGGGGCGTGGTCGATACGATCGTCTCATCGGTAATCGGTGCGGGCATCCAGGCTCAAAGCACCTATGAGACTCCCGAAGGCGATGACATCGAGGACATAAACGACCTGCGCGATAAAGCTTGGTCGGAGTGGTCGGAAGTGGCTGACATCAACGGCAGACTAACGCTCGAAGAAATTCAGATTATCGCCCTTCGTGAAATGGTCGAAGCGGGCGAAGTGCTGATTCGGATTGTCAATCTTCCATCGACGGAATACCGGGGAATCTCTCGACCGATTCCGATGGCCCTTGAGATCATCGAAGCCGATCGGCTAGCGACCGATCGAGATACCTACACGATGGGCATCGATCGCAAGGATGGTACGCGGGTGATTCGCGGGATCAAGGTTGACGAATACGGCAAACCTCTTGCGTACATGATCTATGACGATCATCCTCTGCAACCTTACGCAGTCAGCCGGACTCCGAAGGAAATTCCGGCCAGGGAGATCATTCACCTGTTCCGCCAAGATCGAGTAGGTCAAACGCGCGGCGTTACTTGGTTTGCTCCAGCGTTGGCATCAATAAGGGATCTTGGAACATATCTCGACAACGAGCTCCAAGCCTCGGCGATTGCATCCTGCTTTACCGCAGCGATCAAGACCGAAACGCCAATGGGCAACTTAAGCAACCCAGATGCGGGAAGCGGAAACGACAGAAACGGAAACCGTGAGCGATACCTAGAGCCTGGACTGATCTTTGATCTTAATCCAAACGAATCGGTTGAGGTCATCAATCCAACCAGGCCAAACAACAGTGCGGGCGAATGGACGAAGGTAATCCTTCGGGGAATCGCAGTTGGTACGGGGCTGTCCTATGAAGTTGTAGCACGCGACTACAGCCAAACGTCTTACAGTTCAAGTCGAACGAGCCAATTGGAAGATCGTCGGCGGTTCCGAATCATCCAGAGATACATCATTCGGCACTTGCTACAGCCTGTTTGGGATCGCTTTTGCGATGCAGCGACCAGAACTAGCCTTGAAGGTTTTCCTTCGCCTGTTGACCTGTTAAGCGATCGCAGGCGGTTTACTCCTGTCGAATGGCAGACGCCTAAATGGGAATGGGTGGATCCAGGCGTTGAGCAGCAAACAAGCGAGTCGGGCATCAACTCATTTACCGCGACCTACTCCGAAGTGCTCGGGGCTCAGGGGCTCAACTTCCGAACGGTGTTCTATCAGCGGGCCAAAGAAAATCGATTGCTCAAAAAGCTTGGCTTGCAGACTCCAGAACAGACCCAGCTAGCGATTTCAGCGGCTCAGACTCAAGGGGCGGTTGAAACGCAACCAGCGACCGGCAGCGGCGAAATGATGGGGCTGTCAACGCTCCAATTCAACCGTAATCGCAAAGCCATCGCCAAGACCCTCAATGAGCTTTCCAGCGGGGTCATTAGCGAAGCAGCGGCCAAGGTTTTCCTGTCATCGGTCGGCATGAGTGAAGCGAGCGTACAAGCCCTTATTGACGACGCAAAAGACGGATCAGTTGACACGCTACCGGCTGAGGTGACGCAATGAACAAGAGCAACCTAATCAAGCGACGCAAAGAACTCGACGCAAGACGCGAAGCTAAGTCCATTGATGGCAGATCCATTGTTCGCCAATTCGGAACCGTCAAGGATGGTCGAGCGGTGATTGCGACCGAAACTCCGATTGACATCTACGATCAGACTCGCGGATGGATCAAGCAAGTCCTCTTGATGGATGGCGTTCGCTTCCGAAACGACAAGCGACAACTTCCAATCGTTGACAGCCACAATGATAAGACTGTTCGCAATGTCTTCGGATCAATTCGAAACATCGTTATCGAGGGCGATGAGCTTTTAGGCTTGCCTGATTTTGCGAGCGATCCAGATAGTCAAATCGTCGCGACAAGATACACCGAAGGCCACTTGAATGACTTTTCGATCGACGCACAAATCCTAGAGCGTCAATTCGTTAGAGAGGGCCAAACGTACACTACGCCAAGAGGCCAAGTGATCGAGGGGCCAGCGGAAATAGTAACCGCCTGGGAACCTCACAATGCTTCGATCTGTGCAACGGGCGCAGATCCGAATTCTACGGTGCGAAGGTCTTACGACCAAGAAGAAAGGGTTCAGCGTATGGACGAGTCGCTTTTGGCAACTCTCAAGGGGCTCGGGTTGCCAGAAGGCATGACCGATCCAACTCAAATCATCATCTTCCTCGCAGGCAAGGCAGCAGCTCAAGCGGCTGATGAATCGAGCGACGCTCCAATGGAGCAAGTTGAATCGATAGCCGACAAGAAGCCCGAAGAAGCGATGAGGGCCGAAGCAGTAGCACCTGTCGAGGATCCCGAAAAGAAAGTCGAAGCCGAGGTTGCAAGACAACTCAAGGCAGCCGACGACCGACGTAAAACAATCGTTGCCCATTGTACGCTTGCTAAGCTTGAGCGAAGCTTTGCAGACGCATTGGTTGACGATCCATCAGTGACCGTTGAAATCGCTCAAGAAAGGATCATCCGAAAGATGGCTTCACAACCACTAGGCGGGGCCGTCGAAGGCTCTCACATTGGCTTCGGTGAATCGGAGCAAGACAAATTTGAAAACGCAGCTAAGGCTGGGTTTACGCAGCGATGTTTCCAAGGGACTGGTAAGCGAACAGCAGCACCGAAGGCAGAGGGAGCAAGTCACTTTGCTAACCTCGGCATTTACCGTCTTGCTGAAGCTTGCGTTCGTCGCATGGGCATCGACCCTGAGAAGCACACCAAAAAAGACATCGCGCGAATGGCGATGGGACACGCTCCGACGCTCAACAACGTTAAGCGCGGTTTGGCTGATGTTTTCCATACTACAGGATCTTTCCAGAATATCCTGTTTGATGGCCTCAACAACACGCTCAGGGCGGCTTACGAAGAAGCTCCTTACACTTGGTCTTCTTGGGTTCGTCAGCGTCAAAGCGTTGAGGACTTCAAAGATATCCACGCTACGCAGTTGAGCGAATTTCAAAATCTTGAAGTCGTTCCCGAGGGCAAGGAGTATCCCGAAAAGAAGCTCAGCGACCGACGCAAGACCTACAACATCGACAAGTTCGGTGCGAATTTCTCGGTGACCTGGGAAACCATCATCAACGATAACCTTGATGCATTGTCTCGCATCCCATCGATGCAAGGCGTTGCGGCTCGACGGACTCAGGAACAGCTCGTCTATGACACGTTTTTGAGTAACCCGACGATGCCGGATGGAGTTGTTTTGTTCTCGGCATCGCACGTTAGCGGGCGAAACATTACCTCGACGACTCCAGCGGCTCCGAGTGAAACGACTCTCGACGAAGGCTTTGAGTTGATGGCAAAGCAGAAGGGTCTGAACGGCTCGGTGCTTAACTTGGTTCCATCGGTATTGCTTGTGCCTCAGCGGTACGCATCGACGGCTCTTCGGATAACGAATAGCCTTTCGTTCGCGCAGACCAACGGCAACGAAGGTATCTCAAGCCTCTACGGGGTGAACGGCGTTCGTCCATTGCAAGTGGTTGCAACTGCTTTGCTCGACAACAACAACGCGACCAACTGGTATTTGATCGCGTCAAGTTCGGTAGTCGATACCGCCGAGATCGTTTTCTTGCAGGGCGAAGAATCGCCGGTGCTGGAAAACGAATGGACGATGCTTAGCGACAAGTACGATTTCAAGATCCGTCAATCGATGGGTTGCGCGATGATCGATCATGTCGGATTCTACGGCAACCGCACCTAGTTCGGTTGATTTATCGCCCCTGGGCAGTTGCCCGGGGGCTTTTTGGGACAGCAAGAATTTTTTACAAAACAGGAATATAAAAACATGGCAGGCATGAAAGACTTCAAACCGTACGTCGATGACTTCATCGGGCCAGCGGTATCCTTTCCAACTTCGGCAAACATCGCTTCCCCTTGGGTCTATGCGATTACTGGGGCAGCACCTCCGACAGCACAGAGGAACAACGACCGAAAGGTCTTGACCCTTACAAGTGCGAGCCAAATCCAGATCCTCGGCGGCGGTCACGGTGATGCGTTGGCGTTCGATATCGACGACGTTCAGCGGGTTGTTATGCGGGCTCGGATCGGTGCATCGACCTTTACCAGTGGATCCATCTTGGTCTTCGGTCTCGGTTCGGCTCGAAACGATACCGCCGACAGCGTTACGGCTCATGCTTGGTTCCGAATGGAAGGGGCTAACAGCACGAGCCTTGTTTACGTTGAAACGGATGACGATGTGCGAGACAATAACGATGTCTCGACCGGCGTTGCCCTTGGGACGACCTACAAGGAATTCGTTATCGACTTCACTGGCGGCAAGCAGGACGTTAAGTTCTACGTTGACGGAGTGCGAGTGGCGAAAGAAACAACCTTCGACATGTCTGGCTACTCGGCTGGCCTTCAACCGATTGTTCAGCTTCAAAAAGCGGCAAATACAAACGCCGACGTTTTCGAGCTGGATTACATCGAAATCGACGGCAAGCGTCAGTAACCGATGAGCCTTCATGACCTCATCAAAGAGGATGCCAAGAAGGTCTTCGCCAACCTCAATGATTTTGCAGAACCTGCTGGATACAAAAAACGTAACGGCAGGACTCGCAGCATCAAGGCTGTTATCGTTCGCGAAGCTCTAGGCGTCCTCCCTGAAGATGGCGACGTTGTGTATCCTGTTTTTGAGGTGCACGTTGCCAATGATGAAAATGAAGGAATATCGAGCGATGAGCTCAACTTAGGTGGTGATGAATTAAGTTTTTCGGATCGAGTTGGACAACCTCCAAGGCTTCACTCGATTCTCAGGCTTATAGCACACGATGAAGGGATGCTGATTCTCGAATGCCGGTAGCAGTTGTTGAAACGATCGCTCTCGCTCTCAAGTCGCGTCTCGATGCGATGGTTGATAGCGGTTCGTACTCGACGGTTATCAGCGAGGTACAGCGTCCAAAGCGGTTCGCAGACTTTACGCCAAGGCATAACCAGATCGTCTTGACGCAAGGGCCATTGGATCGAGTCGGTGAGCTTGATAGGCCAGGCATGCCGCCTGCCAATGCTTACCGTCAGACGTTCAATATACATTGCCATGTAATGCAAGACGAGCGAGGGCAAGAGGCTATAGACGAAATGCTAAACGCTTTTCATGCTGACGTTGTAAAAGCGATTGCAAGCGGCTCGTCTACTTGGCATACTTTCGGAGGTAATGCTATCGATGCGGCGTTCGGAAGCGTACAATTCATTGCGGCTGATGGCGGGATCGATGGTTTAACTGTCCCTTTGCAAATCACTTTCAGGGTCTCGGAAGATGACCCAACGGAGCTTCGGAACTGATGCTAAAAATCACAGTTGACGAAGCCTCAATTCGGCAAATGAAAAGCAACCTTGGTGCGTTTGGCGATCACTTGCCAAGGCACTTGGCTACAGCGGTTAATCGGACTGCAAAGACTGTCCGAGTGCAAGCAGCAAAGGCGCTCAATCCGCTAGTCAACCTCAAGCTTTCGAGTGAGAACAAGGGAGTAGCCAAGCCGATCAACAAAGCGGCAACGCTCAAAAAGACGATCAAACAAAAGAACAAAGCAGAGCCCGGTAATGCAGGCGTAACAATCGGTCTTTGGGAAGGTCATCATTTCCCGGTTCGGATGCATGAGGCCAAGTCCTACAGCAAGAAGCGACGGGGCAAGAGGCAGAGCCTCGGCGTTCAATACAAGACGCACATGGGCGGCGGGTGGACTGTAATCTCCGATGGTTTTATCCAATCGCGATGGCGGGGCGATGTTTACAGGCCAGCTAGCGAAGGGGCTAGGAAGCTTGTTCGGGTTCTTAGCAAGCGACCAGGCGATTATTTTCGCGAAGGTAACATCGGGACGATCGCAGCGGATACAGCAAGGGAGCGACTCCCAATTGAAATCAATCGGCGGCTAAGAGAGATTATTCTTGCGGCCAGTGGACAGATCAAACTAAGAGCATCAAGGGAGCTAGGCAAATGACGCTACTGAAACGCAAGCGAGTATTGGCGGCAAAGATCGAATCTACACCGGGCACAGCGGAAGCTTTAACAGCATCCGAAGCGGCTTTCAATTGCTATGACATCATGATCCAAAGCGAAACGGAACTTGAGGCCAGAGAGGGTCAAGCATCCTTTGGGATGCGTGCTTCGGTTCCAGGCAACTACAAGGGCAGGCTCACATTCAAGCATGATGCGTCTTGGGATGGCACGGCTACCGAGCCATCATGGGCCGATACATTCCTTCCTGCTTGCGGGTGGGTCAAGTCCGGTCAAGTGTT